AGGCAGTGCCGCCAGGAAGGACCCGCCGATTTCGTCCGGTCGGTCGATGTCAAGCACTTTTTGGTGATACGGCTCACATTTTTTCATTTTTGTTGCGTCTCTCTCACTGCGTCGTATGCACGTTCACACGTCAGCCCTGCGGCCCTGGCTCTGTCAGCCTCTGCCGCATACTCTCCCGCTGCTGTGTCAATCTCTCTGAACAGGACGGCAAGCAGGCTGCTGGTGCTGGCCCTTGTCTTGCTGCTGATGGTAGCGCCGGGATTGCTGCTATCTGCCTGTAGTCTGGCGATGGCGTCTGCGATACCGTCTTGCAGGCGCTTAGACTCAGCAGCAGCAATGGCAGCATTACGCTGCGCTGTAGCAATGTCCTGCTGTGCTTGCTCTTGTATGGCATCTATTGCCCCCTGCCGCTGTAGCTCGATGCGGCGTTGTTGTTCGGTGAATTCCTGTGCTGCCTTTGCGTCAGCCAGGTCGCGTTTGGTCCACTTGTCGTTCCAGGCTGTATCTGCCTTGTCATATCCAGACGAATAGCCAGCGTGATGCGCCAGCCATAACGAACCAGCCACCAGCAGCAATGCTGCCAGTGGCTTCCAGTACGCCTTCAATAGCGCGGTCATGCTGCCGCCACGCCACGTTCAATGGCTGATGCACCTCCCATGCCTTCGAACAAACATTGTTCAGCGGCACGACGGCGGGTTAAGCCCTTCATGACTTTGCCGTTGGCCCTGTTCCAGCGCGGAAACTCTTTAGCCGCACCGGCATAATCACCGGCGTTCAGTTTCTTCAACAGCGTACTGCTGCGCAGGTTGGCTGGCCCCAGGTTGTAGGTGAACGAAACCAGCGCATCAAACTGGCCCTGATTTAGCGGAACGCGAACCGCATCACTCACGATCTTTTCAAATTTGGCCAGGTCATTTTGCAGATATTTTTCCGCCTGCTCTTTGGTGCAGACATCACCAAGGCGCACAGGTGCACCAGACGGATAAACCGTAGTGCCAAAACCGATGGTGTAGGGTTTGCCGCCAGTGGCAGGATCTGGATATGCCCGCGCCTCAAACGATTCAAAATATTTAGTCACGGCAATGCCGTTGGGTGAAGTTTTCATGAATGGTGTCTCTGTTGTGCGGCTTTAAAACGCTTAAGCCAGGATAAGAAAACGTGACGTGCACCAACCAGCGCAATGCTGACGTTCATGGTGATGAATGGCCGCTTTGCGTAATGGCCGGTGAGGGTGTGAATGATGATTGCCAGCGCAGATATGGCCACCAGCGAAAAGAACAGTTTTCCAACAATGCCGTCTTTCACTCCGCTGTACATCACGCACCATGATGCCCAGATGAAGATGAAACAGACGGCGATGAAGTTAATGGCAAAAGTTGTCATGCGTTACCACCGAATTTGCTTTTGATAGCTTCAATCAAGCTCGCAATGTTGGCATTCTGAATCTTCTTGATGACTGCCGCCACCAGCGAACCACCAATGGCACCGAGGATAAAGCCAATTGCGCCAGTGTACTCAGGCGGAATGCTGTAGAACCACGATGCCCAACCGGTCATAAAGTACGAACAGATCATGCCGCTGCACACGAACCACAGGCGGCCCTTAATGCTCTTGTTGTCGTGAAAAGGAACAGCAACCAGCGCACCCATCATGCCAGCTATTGCCCACCCAATGTTATCCAGAAATTTCTCAAAAATGTTCATTCCACTTAATGCCCCATAGCTGTGATAAGTCGCTGCCGATGGTTATCGTTAGCCGCGCTAATGTCTTTGGGGGTGTTGTCCGAGCAATGACGCTTCACGGTGCGTTCTGACACATCCAGATTGAAGGCGATGGCTTTATGGCTCATTCCTTCGGCTGCCAGGCGTCTGATGGTTTGGACCATGAAGCGCCGGTGCAGTTCCGCGCACGTTCCAGGGTAGAGCAATTCACCGCCGAAATAGTGAACCAGTTTTGATGCGTCATTCCAGCCAATGATGCGCACCAGGTCATCAGTGGGCTTTAAGGTCTTTGGCACATACAGAATGATTTTGGTTCGGGTAGCAGATGGCCAGCGGGTATCTTTGACGGTGTAGGTTGGCAACTGGCCGATAAGATAAAGCGCACGTTCACGCCCAATAACGTCAGCTATATCCTGAACACTGCGCGGAAGGTCCATATAATCCCAGGTAATTATAAATAAAAGTCAATGGCTGTGATTGTAGCGCAAAACTTAAACGGTGACCACAACAGGTGACTAACGGGTGACAAGCTCGAAAATAGTTAGTCACCACTTGAACGCATTGATTAATAAAGAAAAACAGGCGTTTTTTATGCGAAAGGTGACCAAGTGACAGCGATTTTCTAAAGTTATACGACCTATTGGCTATTCTCTATACAATATACGGTTATCCTATTTTATATATATCTTGTCACCCTTAGTCACCTATAAGGTATTATATAGAGATATCAGCAACTTAAGTGGTGACCAAGTAGGTGACTAAGTGGTGACCAGGTGACAAGAAAGTTGGTCACCGGGCAATAAAAAACCGCCCGAAGGCGGCTTTTGGTTATTCTGTCAAGTATTTTCCTGTTGGAATATCAATAAATCCACGTCTGAACCACAACAAATATAATTGCACAGCTATTGCGGCGCGTTGTCGTTTTCTGAAATAACCCAGCACGATTTTACCTTTTGGGGTTGTTATGCGCGCCTGCCACTTCTGTTTACGCTTACTGAACGTCACCCCGTAAAACTCGCGCTGTGCACAGTTCCATTTGATGTGCTTCTTATCCAGCAGTGTCGGTTCTGGTTTCGGCTGCGGTTGTGGCTGTGGTGCCGGTGATTCCTGAATGGTCACCGGCAGGTTGAGCCGCCGCAGGATGTCACCGGCCAGGCTCATTGCTTGCCGCTCCCCGCGCTGGTGGTAGAAACCGGCTTGCCGCACCCAGGGCAGAACTTCATCCCGTTTTCATCCGGGCCATCGTCCATGAACACCCAATAAACGCCGCACTTGCCATGCCATGTTCCTTGATGGCTGTCATATGACCATAAGCAATCATGGGCATTGCTGGTGGCCAGCGCTTCAAACTGCTGCGCGGTGTTGTCATTATCCGGCTGGATGTGCAGGCGCGGTTCTCCGTCTTTAGGTTCCTGCCAGGTGCGCGCTTTGTTCACTGCCAGCTTATCAATCATGGCCTGCGTAATTTGCTCGTCAGTGATGCCAGCACGGCGCTGCGCATCCCACAGCAGGAATTGCATGTCAGCCCATTCAGAAAGGTCGCCTGGCGCTGCTGCGGCTTCCAGCGCTTCTATTGACAGGTGTTTCAGTGGTCCAACAGGGCCAACGTCGCCAAACGCTTCCTGTGACCATTCAGCGTGGTCAGCGCGCACCTGGCGGCGTTCCTGACCTGGCTGGAACATGTTGGCCAGGCACCAGCCAATCACATAGTCAGCTTTCGTGCGCTCAACAGGAAAACCAATGTTCATTGTTTTGAACAGTTCCACGGCTTCTTCAAAACTGGCCACCGGCTCTGACTGCGATGATAACCGGCGCAGGTCGGATTCAATTTCTTCCGCCCAATCCTGCCATTCTGCTGGCAGACCGCCTTTTGCAGCGGCAATATGTCTGGCCAGGCGGTACAGTTGTTCTTTCATAAAACCCCCAATTCAATCAGTGCATGTGCCACCAGCAGTGCGCTGATGGCGTAGATGAAAATGATGTTGTTCACAGGCTGCCAGCCTGGCCCCAGGATGTTTCCCAGCCGTGCGAGTAGTAGCCGTTATGTGCGTTGTACAGGTGCAGCCATAGAACATCGCCAGCGGAGTTCACGCAGCGGAATGCTACCGTTCCGCCCTCGTCGTTGGCGTCATCGTCAACACTAACCGGATCTGTTGCAGTGTCGAACCAGAACCCATCCAGTGCTTTCTCGTCTGCAAAGTTTTCGCTGGTGAAAAGCGGTGATGCTTCGGTTGACCAGATGGTGTTCAAGTACCAGCCGAACGATTCACAGCAGTCCTGTGCATAATCGAACCCAACGAAACAATCATTGCGGTCGATGAAATTGATTTTTCCGTTTGTCTCTTTCACTAACATGGGTGTTACCTCGTTTTTATTGGCCCCACGCGAAGTGGGGCAGGGTTGGTTATTTCGTGCGGCGTTTAAACAGTTTTTCAGCCGCTTCCTGCGTCATGCCTTTTTCGACATAGCGCCACGTTTTACGAATTCCGCCTTTGGTCTGACGGCAATAGTTTTCGCACAGCTTCCAGACTTCAAATCCCTGACTGTTGCTGACCAGGCAATATTTGATGCCTCTGCTGTTTGTCTTTACGCTGATTGCTTTGCTGGTTTCTGCCGCCATCGCGCTGCCCCTCATGATGCTGTTAATTGTGGGCGTCGTGCTTCGTCGGTAGCCTCGGTTCGATGTCATTGGTAAGCGTTCTGCCTTTCGGCGAGTGTCCAATGTTCGGCCTCACGGTTGGGAATCCTGACACTACGATCAAGCCCCTGCGTTGCTCCTCTCCGGCTGCATCCTGCCGCCGCCCTATGTAATAACTATACGTTTAACTTCTTAAATGGGCTAATCGTTTATACCTATCAATAAACGAAAAACCCGCCGAAGCGGGTTATTGATTAAAATGGCTCGTCATCCTGTGGCCGCCTGTAATCAGGCTGTAACACCTTCGGCGGCAGGTTGAAGAAACGCCCGTTTTTGGTCTTGCGCGGTTCTTCGCCGGTCAGCTTACGCAGCACGTTGCTGCAATTCGTGGCCTGTGATTTGTTCGGCTTATCAAACCCGATGGTTTGCAGCACCTGGCTGGCCGTCTGCTCACTGTAAGCGCCAATGCGGTCACAACCCCATTCATAACGTGACAGGATCATTTCCTCTACCGGGTCAATCGCTTCGTGGTCACGGTTGACCTGTTCCAGCGCCTGTTCTTCGTGTGGTTCTAACCACCAGCGTTCACCGTCACGGAACAGTTGCGCCACTTCGGCCCACAATTGTTGTGTGTCAATGTCGTGTTCATAGTTCACGCTTGTTACAGGGATGGTCCACCAGCGCACGTTCCCGGTGTCATCGGCCAGAAAGTGTTTCGGGTTCACTGACGCAAAAAACACGGTGCGGCGCTGGTACTTCGATTCCAGGCGGTCATATGGTCTGCGCAGGTCATCACGGTCCTGGCTGATGAATGACTTAAGGCGCGCAATGTCGGCTTTGCGGAACGTCGCATCCAGTTCGCCTAATTCAACCATCCAGTGACCGATTGCACTGCTGATGCTGTCCTTATTACTTGGATCGATAGTTGCGCCGATTTTAACCAGATTTCTGTGTAGGTCAGGAACCAGCGCGCGGAACCATGCGGTTTTACCCAGGGATTGTTCACCCTGTAGCACCAGGACGCCTTTGGACCAGAACCCGGTTGGCTGCATGGCTGCGGCTACGGCGGAAATCAGCCAGCGGCGAACCAGCATCAACACCAGGCTGCGGTCAAACCCAGGCGCGGTTTCCAGCGTGTCACACAGGTCATAAATGCGGCTGGTGCCATCCCACGGCTTTGACGTGATGAAATCAGCCGCAGGGTTGAAGCGGTTGGCCACGCCAATCAGTTTGATGTAATCGCCCACGTCACCTTTTGGCATACGGTTACGCGCGCACAGGCTGGATATTTCCGCCAGGGAACAGTTGGCTGATGCGTCGTTGCCGTAGTCCTTCCCAGGTATGGAAACAACCACGTCTTTGCTGATCTCGTTGTAACGCGATGTGATGCCGTACTGGCTCAACATCCAATCCAGGTTTTCCCAGGTGTTCAGCGGCTGCATCTTGTCTGACAGGTGCGGGAATTCGAACGGCGATACGTTGGAATCCAGATCCAGGAAATTATCATTTGCCGGTTCAGGGATGACCGCCTGGATTTGGTGCCTTACCTCTTCGATGCCTTGCAGTTTTTGCAGGTCATTGAAGTCGGTTGGCTGGTCGCTCATTACGTCGAATTTTGGCACCACCAGGATTGCACAGGCTGCTGTAGCTGCCTGGCGCGCGAAGTGAACGCCGGGGTTGCCTTCGGTCCACTGGTCATTATCCGCAGCCACAACAATTGTGGCGCTGCCGAACTGCTGGCGCAGAAGTCTGGCCACAGTAGGCAGGTTGCCGTCATCGAATGCCACGGCCACACAGAACCCGGTAGCCTGGTGAATGGATGCACCAGTGGCGTAGCCCTCACAGACCACAATGACGGGTTTCTGCCCGGTTGGCTTGTTGCCGATGACGTGGAAGCATCCACGCTTCTGGCCGCCTGGCAGGTAGTCACGGTCACGGCCCAACTGCGGGTTTTCGTTCGGGAAGATGGCCTGAACGCTGGTGATCTGCCCGTCAATGTTACGAACAGGAATCAGCAGTGCGCCATCAATGCTGCGCTTATCGGTCCAGAACCGGCCAACACGCAGCCCGAACGCGTTCACGCCTTTGCGTGACAGGTACGGGTGTTCGCTGCCCTCGATGTCAGCGGCAGATTCCCAAATGGTGCGTGCCTGTTCGGCTGCCTTCGCACGGTATGCGGCCAGGCGTTCGGCTTCGGCGCGCTCCTCTGCTTCGCGGCGCTGCTTACGTGCGGCGATTTCTTCACCTGACAGCGGGGTGCGTTCCGCATCGTTCAGGGAAAAGCCAAACAGTTTCGCCTCACCAATCAGCGTGCCAATGGCAATGCCGCCGTGACGCTTAACGCTGCGCCAGGTGTAGCGTGCTGATTTGGTATCGTATTTGCCAGACTGTTTTGACCAGTCATTCCAGACGGTGAAACCACCGTCACCCAATTCTGATTTGACCGCCATTGCCATGCGTACCCAGGTTTCCCGGTCGCAACTGGCGTCGATATACGAAAGCGCCTCTGCAATTTCCTGTTCGGTCAAATCCTTGTAATTTGGCTGTGCACTCATAGAACCCCGATTAAGAGCGTTTAGCGCGCCAGATAGTCAATGCGCGTTGTTCTAATTCTTCGCGGGCTGTTTTACCGCGCCGTTTTTCTATCGCTGCCAGCAGGTTGCGCCGTTCTTCAATGGTTGGCTGTTTCAGCACGTAGTTGGCTTCACATTCCAGCAACCAATCCCGGCTATCGCTCAACACTTCGCGCCCATCGTGCAGGGTCAAGGTAGCTGGCTGCCAGGTGCAGACGTTCACTGTGCTGCCTGCTGCGCCAGTTTCAGTTCCAGCAATTCAAGCTGTCCATTCGGGATGGTCGGGCTTTCGGGGTTGGCGCAGCGCCATACGCGAACGGTTGAAACAGTGCGGCCCAACATATTACCAACATCACGGCAGGTAAGCTGGTGCGCGTTCATCAGAGCAATTAGTTTTTCCGTATTCTTATTCATAAATGTCGTCGCCATCAGTAATGAAATAAACAATGGTCCTACTATAGCAGGACCATTTAAGAATTTAAAGCTAATCTGAGATAATTTTACTTAACGCGGCTTAGGCTGCACATAACGGAAATCGGGCTGCCGCTTCATGGCGAACTGGCCAGCGCGGTAAATCAGTTCTGCGAACGCGTCACGGCCACCGCATGAACTGATTCTGTAGTGATCTGCTGCGTGGTCTGCGGCTGCCTGCGCGGTTCCAGGTGATGCGCCTTGCTTCACCAGTTCGGTAATGACTGACTTTTTGATGAAGTCTACGGGGTTCATGCTGCACGCTTCCTGTTACGCTGGTGACGTGCTTCACGGCGCATGGCTGCAATGCCGGTGAAGCGGGAACGGCGCGGCCCTGGTTTCGGGTAGTCCAGCGCCACTTGCATTGACCGCACTGGATGACGCCAGCCCATGCGCACGGCGTGCAACCGGAACGCCTCTACTGCTGCGGCTATCCCCTTTGAAAAACCGGCCTGTATGCGTTTAAACGCTTCTGTGATTTTCATTCAATCCCCCAGGATTTTTTCAGGTTTTCAACGTCACCCGGCGTCAACATGCCGTAACGGTGGTAATTGGCCATTGCCACTTTCGCTGCCAGGAACGTGATGTGGTTCCTGGTCATCAGCGCTTCGGCCCATAACATGCGAATGCTTTGAAGTGTCATCATTGTTGCAGTCCTCAAACATACAGCGCGCGGTTTCGTAGCTGTACCGCAGCACCTCTTTGACGTTCACTTGCCAAACACCAGGTGTTCAGCATCGTCCACTGACCGCACAACACCGGCGCGGCCCCCATTATCATTCACCGCGTTGATGAAGTTCCGCTGCAACGGAGAAACGCGCGCACCGTCTTTGACTTCCAGCGCCGTAAACACGGCCAGTTTTTTGCCAACCATGTCCGGGGTGATCTCGACGGCCACCAGCCCGAACAGGTCAGCGAATCCAGGTGGTAACCCGGTTTCGAATGGACGCGCATTTTTCAGCAGCACGTCACGCGGCCCCATCACAACGGGCATCTGGCGTGGCACCTTCACCACGTCATTGCTGGCGTATGCCTTGCCCACGTTGGCGCGGAATATCAGCGCGCGCCCCGCCAGTGCGTTGCGGATGGTGTTCTGCAACGCGTGTTCTTTGTTAGCCATAGATAAGCCCCACAAGCCATGCACAGGCGGCCAGGCAAATCAGCAGCCAGAACAGTTCATCTTCCAGCATCGCAAGGATGCCGCGCATTAATGGTTTCATCATGCCCCCGTAAAGAAAGCGGCTTTAATGATGGCGTATGCGAAGCCAGCCAGCGCAAACGCGATACCGAGGCACAGCAGGCCCATTGCCAGTTGCCAGACCGCGTTAAATCCGGTCTTAACCAGCGTGATAACTTCAATAAACGTTTTCATCGGTTCACCTGTGATAATGCCCGGCGAACCGGGCAGGGGGTTTTTACTGCTGCTCGAACCAATCAGCCAGTTCTCGCAACTGCGCAGCAATGATTTTCTTGTCATCGTTAGACGAAAACACCAGGCCGTCACTGCAATGTTCACCGTCATTTTTCATGCTGTCAGGTCCAAATGCGATGATCACGCCGTGTTCTTGTTCGCTGTCAACCGTCAGCTTGAAATCATTGGTTGTTGCAATGAAAAACTTGCAGCCATCTGCGTCATGAATCGTGCCTTCAAAAGCGGCTGGCAGTTCTTGAAAACCAAAACCATTGCGAATATTTACAGTAGTCATTTGGGCATTACCTCGTTTTGTTATTGGGCACCATCTGTGCCGGTGATTAGATATTACGTTTAAATACTTAAACCTTCCAGTTGTTTATAACTATCAATTCACAGGTATTCATCGGTTAAACCTTCTGCCGCCCATCTTCGCAATGGCCCAACCTGACGGGTTCGGCAGGCCGCGTTTCATCGCCAGGGCAGTCAGTGCGCCGATGTCCTTACAGGCCGCTTCTTCTCGCTTCATCTTCGCGCGCAGGCTTTCTTTGGCGCGTTCGTCCATCTCTTTCAGCTCACCTTCGGCCACTTCAATTTCTTTGGCTTCGGCAATTAGTTCCTTTTGGCAGTGCGGGCATTTCGGCGGCAGTGGTCTGCGGATGGCGTTAAAGCAGCCTTTGCAGATCACTGGCGGTGGTGGTCCATCGCTGGTGGATGATTTGCTGCCGCTTTCGTCACCGGCCAGGCTCCATTCCCGTTCGTCATCAGGGAAACCGTGACGCAGTGCGTTGCCAGCATGGTCCAGGATGACAGCGGTTTTGCCTTTGGACGGTCGCAACACGCGGCCATCCTTTTGCAGCACCAGTGACAATGATTGTGTTGGCTGCGCGTCAATCAGGCAGTCAATCGTCACGTCAGTCTGTGCGATGGCTGACAGGTCGAAACCTTCACCGAACAGCGAAACGTTGAAAATGACATCCAGGTTGTCATTGGCATATTCCTGAATGATGCGCTTGCGTTCCGCCTTATCGGTGCCGCCGTCCAGGTGCGCGGCCCTTATCCCTGCCTCCTGAAACGCGCGCGTCAGGTGCTGGCTGTGGGCAATGTTCACGGCGAACCCAACCGTTTTCATCCCGTTGGCGTACTTGCGCCAGTGGTTGATGATGTTCCCGGTTAACTTCGGCTTGTCCATCTTTTCGGCGGTTTCGCCTTTGGAAAAATCGCCCATCTGTTTGCGTACACCCTTCATGTCAGGGATGTCCGGGCAGAACATGCGATAGTCAGACAGGTGGCCGTTATCCATCAGCCAGCGAACGGATGGCCCTAAAACGATATCGTCAAAGTGTGCGTCCAGGCCGGTGCCGTCCAGGCGCTTTGGCGTGGCTGACAGCCCGATGACGAACGCGCCGTTTTCAAACAGCCACTGGTTCACCCTGGCCCAACCAGCCGCGCCACAGTGGTGCGCTTCGTCCATGATGGCCAGCTTTGGTGGCGGTAGCTGGTGCAGTCGGTTTTTCAGCGTGTCGATGCTGCACACCTGAACACCGGCGCGCAGGTTCATGGGATAACCTGCGGCAATAAATCCGTGGTCGATGCCAAACTTTCTGAATGTCAGGCTGGTTTGCAGGACCAGTTCAGCCCGGTGGCAGATGAACCAGACCTGCTGCCCTTTGTCAGAAGTTTGCGCGGCCATGAATGACGCCAGGGCCGTTTTGCCTGCGCCGGTAGGTGCCTGGAAAAGTATTCGCTTATGCCGCCGCATAGCCTGGCGGCCCCTGTCGATAATGTCCTGTTGGTAGTCACGCAGCACAACGCCCATAATTGCCCTTCACGGTTATTCATTGTCTGTAACGGTTAATTGATTTACGTCATTGTACATGAAACCAACTATGGTTTTCCACAGCGGTGAAGAAAATAGACTCTGGCTTGACTCGGATCAACCGTACCGGTAACCGTCCATTCACCGTGAACGTTAAGGAAACAGCGATATGCCAAACCGCATCAGAGAGCGCCGCCAGGCAGCCGGGCTTACGTTGCAGGACGTGGCTGAAAAACTAAAAACCACCGCCGTGACGGTCAGCCGGTGGGAGCGCGAACCACAACGGGTGACGCTGGTAATTCTCGATAAGCTGGCCGCCGCTATTGGGTGCAGCAAAGAAGAACTGCTGGCGCGGTCGCTGCCACTAACGAACAGTGCTGACCTGAATGAATCCGCGCTGGCTGGCCTGGCGCAGTTCTATGACATTCCAGCGGAACGCATCAGCCTGGTAGTTGTCGCCACCGATATGATGGCCCCCACGTTCGCGCAGGGTGACCACTGCTTTATTGATAAGTCGATTACATGGATCGACAACGCTGGCGTTTACGCCATCATTTTGAACGGTGAAGCTCGCCTGGTTCGCGGTCATCGCAATCTGGAAGGCGGGATTAGGCTTACTTGCGATAATCCGCTTTATAAGGTCGATTTTACTTGGGCAGATGAACGCCTGGAAGTAATCGGCAAAGTAATAGGCCACCACAGAAAGATTTGACAGCAATAATATTACTTATTTATACTTGCTTCGTTTTCACGCTACATCACGTTATATCATCAATCAATTGCGAGGTAACAAATGAAACCTGGTGTTTATGAAGGTATTCCAAACGCTGAATACCATAGCGGCCCTGGCATTAGTAAATCTGGTCTGGATTTGATTCACCGCAGCCCGATGCACTTTCATGCTGTAGTCACTGCGGAAAATGACCGCGTTCCAACAGCAGCGCAGGAATTGGGGACTGCTGCCCACGCGCTGATTTTAGAACCGGATGTGTTCACTGATACGTATTGCCTTGCTCTGCGCCGCTCTGACGTTCCTGACGCCATTGAAGATCGCGAAGTGCTGGTGCAGATGGTTGAAGAAATCAACGCTGAACGCGTAGCTGCACACCCTGACGCCGTGCGTGATGCTGATGTGCTGGTGGCCAAAATTAACGAACTGAACGCTGACCGCCTGCCGAAACTGCTGACCGGTGGCAATAAAGGCGAACTGGTTGAACGCATCCTGGATAATCAGCCAGTTGAAACCTGGTCTGCTGAACAGCTTAACGAACTGAAAGCGCCAGCACTTAAGGACATCATCAACCAGTTGAACGTTGATCGCCCTGGCCTATTGTCCACCAGCGGCAGCCGCGCTGACCTGGCAAACCTGCTGCGCGCCAATGGCGTTGATGTCGTTCTGTGGTCTGAAATCACTGACGCTTACCAGCAGGAACATGGCCGCCCTTATGTGCTGTCCACCAGCACTGCCAGCCGTCACGATATGGCCGCCTGGTTGAGCGCCAACGGTAAGCCTGTGCGCCTGTGGTCTGACGTGCTGGCGGAATGGACCGAAAACAACCCTGGCCGCATCGTGCTGTCACCGGAAGTGTGGGAACAGTTGCACGCGATGGCCGCAGCAGTTCATGCGCACCCGGCTGCCGGTGCACTGCTTACCAGCGTACCTGGTGAAGCGGAAAAATCCGTATACTGGAACGATCCTACCACCGGTGTGCTGTGCCGCTGCCGTCCAGACTGGTGGCGTGAAGATGACGTGCTGGTTGACCTGAAAACCACCGATGACGCCAGCCCGGAAGGGTTCGCCAAGTCAATGGCCAACTGGCGCTATGACGTGCAAGATCCGTTCTACACAGACGGCGTGAAGATTGCCACTGGCCGCAACGTGAAGGCGTTCGTATTCATCGCCGTTGAAAAGAAACCGCCTTACGCGGTTGGTGTGTACGTCCTGGATTCTGCCAGCCGTGAAATTGGCCGCGCTACATATCAGCATGATTTGAAGGTTTACGCTGAATGCCTGGCAAACGACAACTGGCCAGGCTACGGCGATAAGATCCAGACCATCAACATGCCAGCCTGGCACGCGAACAAAAACGCGCACCTGCTGGAATCATCTTCATATGAAGATGGAATTCGTGCCAGTTTCGGCAGCAATGGCCCACGGCCAAACTGGTAATTGATTTACTGACGGCCAGCGTTGTGCTGGCCATAAATAATAATTGTTTGAGGAATTAATAATGGCAGTGATTAACATCCGTAAAGCGAAGCGCGAAGGCGCACGCCTGGTGATTGGTCTGGCAGGTATCAGCGGCAGCGGTAAGACACGCACCGCGCTGGAACTGGCCTACGGCATGTCAAATTTCTCCGCGTCAAAAATCGGTTTCCTCGATACTGAAAACCGCCGTGGTTCGCTGTATGCCGATTGTCTGAAAAACGAAAAAGGCGAAGTGCAGGAATTCTTCATCGGTGATCTGGAACCGCCGTTCAGCCCGGAACGCTACGCCGAAGCAATCCGCCAGTTCGCTGACTTTGGCGTTGAAGTACTGGTGATTGACTCCACCAGCCACGAATATGAAGGCATTGGCGGTGTTCTGGAAATGCGTGAACCGCTGCCGGGCCAGAAGGGCAAGCGCGATAACTTCGCAAAGGCAGCACACAAAAAGTTCATGAACACAATGCTGCAATCCAACATGCACGTCATCTGCTGCACCCGCGCGCGTGAAAAAGTGATTCTGGAAAAGGACGGCGGCAAGACCGTTTACATTCCGCAGGGCATCCAGCCGATCTGCGAAAAGAATTTCATGTTTGAAATGACCGCCAGCGTGATGATGTATGACGGCGGCAAACAGCGCCAGGTGCTAAAATCCGGTGACGGTCTGGAAGAAATTTTCGGCACCGCAGGCGAATGGCAGGAAGGCTACCTGACATCACAGCACGGAAAGCAAATCCGCGATTGGGTTGATGGTGCCAAACAGTTAGATCCGAAGGTTGAAGAATGGCGCAACCGCCTGCGCAACGTCACTGAACGCGGCGAAGCTTACACCCTGGAATGTTGGGGCAAAACCCCGGCCAAATATCAAAAGGCATTAGGGGAAGAGTTCAAACAATCATTGTTGGAATCTGCACGCGCTTACGACAAGCAAGCGGTTGATACCAGTGAAGATGCGCAAACCGTCGATGACCTGAACGCACAGGTTATGGGCCAACAGTAAGAAAGGGTAAAAAATGGCACTACCGGCACAGAAACAATCTGCATATCTGACGCCACAGGAACTGGTTCAGCGCTGGAACGGCGCTGTTACCACCGGCACCCTGGCGAACTGGCGTAATCAGGGTAAGGGTCCGGCTTACACTAAATTCGGTTCGCGCGTGCGCTACAAGCTGGAAAGTGTGGAAGCGTATGAAGCAAAGAACATGATTGGGGCAAACGACAATGATGAACGTTGATGGTTATGGCCGTCTGGCCAATGTCCTGGAACGCGCGTTTGACCAGGCAGCAGTTGGCAAAGGCGCTGAACGTCACGCTGACAACAAGCCTTTCCACCAGCAGCCTATGCAACTGATCGCTGACCGCCGTGGCGTTGGCTTCATTTTAGGCCAGGCGGATAAGAAATCCGAAGAAGCGCAGGGCATGGCCAACCGTGGCCAGGTTGACGCCGCAGTGCGTGAACTGTTGGGCGCGATTGTCTACCTGGCTGGCGCGGTAATCTGGCTGGAACGTCACGGCCAGCCAGTAGCTGGCAACGACAACGAACAGCCGCGCGATTGCTGCCCGGTGTGCCAGCACGTTGATGGCCACCACCACGATAAATGCACGGCTGCACCTGGCCGCTTTGGGGTGCACGATGGCTGACGATATGGACCGCGCAAGCGAGCGCGAAGAACGGGAACGCGCGGCGGCAATTGCTGCGCACTTCCAGAAGGCATAGGCTGGTCATGCTGTGCCGCAGGGTTACTGCCTGAACTGTGGTGAAGATTTCGACTCGGGCAGCAAGAAAATTTATTGCGATGCGGTTTGTGCCAGTGAGCACGCCGCACACTTAAAACGTAAATAGGGGTAATTATGTCCGGTTCATTAAACCAGGTGCAGTTAATCGGTAATTTAGGCAACGATCCAGAAGTGCGCTACATGCCGTCAGGTGGCGCAGTTGCCAATCTCAGCATTGCCACAACCGAAAAGTGGAAAGATAAGGCCACAGGCGAACCAAAAGAGCAGACGGAATGGCACCGCGTTGTCATCTTCGGCAAGCTGGCGGAAATCGCTGGTGAATACCTGCGCAAAGGCAGCAAGGTGTTCATTGAAGGCGGTCTGCGAACCCGTAAATGGACTGATCAGCAAGGCGTTGAGCGCTACACCACTGAAATCAACGTGGGCATGAATGGCCGTATGCTTATGCTGTCATCCGCCAACGATAACCGTCAGGCCGGTGGCCAGCAGTCAGGTGGTGGCCAGCAACAGCAGTTCAGTGGTGGCGCGCAGTCTCGACCACAGCAGCAAAGACCACCGGCGCAGGGTGCAGGCAACGAACCGCCGATGGATTTTGATGACGATATCCCGTTTTAATTCCAAATCATTCTAAGTAATAAACCCGCCGCTGTGGCGGGTTTTTCTTTGTTGGCATAAAATCTTACTACGTTTAAACGAATTGCGAGGTAATAAAGAATGGATCGTGAAGGTTGGTTGAATGCTCTGGCTGCGAAGTTCGCGCCACGTTTCAAAGAATTCGGTTATGAACTGCCTAAATTCCGCGTGTCAGTTGGCTTTTGCAGCAGCGGTGCGCGTTCCAGTACGGCAGCACATTGCTGGCATAGCAAGTGTTCCAGTGACAACACGTTTGAAATATTCATCATGCCTGACCAGGTTGAACCGTTCATGGTTGCAAACCACCTGTGGCACGAACTGACACACGCCGCTGTTGGCTTTGACTGCGGCCACAAGGGTGCGTTTGCGAAGGTCTGCAAGGCTGTTGGCCTGAATGGACCGATGACCGCCACCACGCCTGGTGAAGCGTTCAAAGAGTACGTGAAACCGTTCCCGGATGAATTGGGGCCGATGCCTCACGCCAAACTGACGTTTGATCGTGGGATGTCCATTAAGGTGCCGCGCCTGCGCATTGGCATGGATGAATCAGGCGATGACGATGAAGGCGAAGAAATTGAAGTGGCACCGGTCGGCGGTGCGTCCACGGCAAAACCGAAACAGTCAACCAGGCTGAAAAAATGCGAATGCGAGGAATGCGGCTACACGGTGCGCGTTACGCAAAAGTGGCTGGATGTTGGCGCGCCGCACTGCCCGGAACATGGGCCGATGAAAGCGCAAGGCGATGACGAAAGCCCCGAAGAATGACCAAATAAAAACCCCGCCGAAGCGGGGTTTTGTGTCACTTAACGCTGTGATGCGAGATACGGATCACCTGCCTTAATGGAAACTCATTGTCGGGTAAGTTCCAATCAGTACGCCTGGCGCACTGCGATGCGCTTTCACGATTTGCGAGGTAACACCAGACGGGGAAAGTGTTTCGCAAAAGCGCATCACGGTGCGTGCCGGTTACGTCTCCGGCGTGGAGCGTCTCCACCGTCTGCATAAAATAACTCTACATCACGCTATAGCATTCTGCAACCATGTTTCCCATTTATTCATCGCTTCACGCATCTGCGGAAGGTAGTCGAACCGGTCATAGTGTTTGCTGCCGGTATCGGTCTGCGCGTGCTGCTGGATGATGTCACGCATGAACCGGTCAATGCCAGCGTCACCGGCGCGGCTTTTCCAGGTTCGGCGCAGGTCACGCGGGGTGAACGGGTTGATGCCTTCTAAGCGGTTGGCAACAGATTAAATTAGTGAGTGTTTACAGTAGGTTATACGAATTTCAAAACAGGTTAGGGTGTACTTTGGGGTGTACCACGCAACAGGCTACACGCTGAATCACGCCACATAATTACACGGCCCCATAGCTCAACCGGATAGAGCGACAGCCTTCTAAGCTGTAGGTTCCAGGTTCGATTCCTGGTGGGGTCGCCACCAACAAAAAGCCCGCCGAAGTGGCGGGCTGTGTGTCATTCCCAGGCGTTGCGCCAGGCTTCTTCTGGCGTCAGTCCGTTGTCATAATCTTCCTGCCATTCGTCAGCAAAGTTGGCCGCGCCGCCTTGCTTACGCGCATGGTCACGCAGGAAATCAAACCACTCTTCAAAGCTGAAATTCTCGTTAGTCACTCTTACCCCTTACGCCTCACCGGCGAGGTTATGATACGGTGATATTTTATAGTTGCCGGAACTGCGCGGGCGCAGGTGGATGCACCCGGCAGGCGCGCACCAGCCGTTTTGCTCACTGGCTATGACGCATTCGGCAGGATTCAAGCCGTAAAGCCGTATCAGTTGATGGCCATTGATGTAGTGGCGCTGACCATCATTCTTGCTGAACACGTAGCCGGGGTGAATAACATAACGAATCATGCCACCACCTCGCGCGGTTTGTCTTTGGCCAGTTCGTCACGTTCCTGGTGATCGTCGCCGTCGATTGGCAGCAGGTTGCGCGCCTTAACTTTTGATACCCTGTCATGGGGAAGCAACCCTGTTACACGCCACCACCGTTCAGGCTCGTCAAGGTCGTTCATTATGGCGAATGTTATGGCGCTTTCCTCGCTTTCCAGGTCAATCAGCCTTACTGCCTTTCCGTTGTGGTGAACGTCACGATGCAACCCATAAACCAGCGCCAGGCCACCGGCTTTCAGTTCGCCTTTCATTTGGCCCCCAGGTAGCTATTCAGCAGCGGTGCCAGTTCCTTCCAGATCCCGGCAGGGCAGCACAGCGTCAGCGATTGTTCGTCATCCCAACGCGCTTCATCTTCCTGGCCCTGAACCAGTTCAACATGCACAGCCAGTTCAGCCAGGCGCGTCAGTTGGCTTTGCCGAACGGCGGCTGTAAGGCTTCCGGTTTGGCCTTCGGCGCTTTCGGTGCCGTTGCTGCCGGTTCAGCCGGTTCCTTCGGTTCCTTCGGCTCTGCCGGTGCCGTAAACTTCTTCGTCACCTTCTCTTTGCCAGCGGCTTTGGCCTTTTCCAGCGCTTCGGCTGCCACGGCTGGCGCGTCGTCGCCATGCTCTTTGGTCATTTCAATGGCCATCACGTAGGACATCTGGCCAGCGCTCACCATCGCTTTGATATCGTCAGGGCAGGCAGCCAGGGCCAGGAAATTGGCCACGTCTGACGGGCTGCGGTGAACCTCTTTGGCGATCTGGTCATTGGTCATGCCTTCCGCCTTCATGCGGGCATAGGCATTGGCGCGGGCAATAGGTGACGTTGGCGTGCCGTCATTGGCGTTGACCATGCGGGCAATCTTCTTGCCGGTTTCAATGCCGGTAACGTCAACCACTTCCAGCAGGACCGATGCCAGTCCGTTTTCAATGGCCAGTTTCGCGCCTAAATAGCGGTGCTGGCCATCGTTCACGCGCAGCCCTTGTTCAGTCACGTCAACGGTGATGGCTGGCACGTATTCACCAGCGGTGTAGGCATCAGCGAACGCCTGCACCTTCTCCGCGTTGATCTCACCGTCACGGATGTTGTAGCCGGGTTCCATGTACAAATCAGCGAATGGAACGAACCATGCGCCGCCATTGCGTTTGGCGTTCAGCTTTTTGGCGTCATACAGTTTGCGAATAGTCATAATTAAAAAGATCCCAATACAATTGCGATGATAATCAATGATGCCCACGCAATAACCGTGGGCAGGTCAGAACCACGGACAATCATTGTTTACGATAACCTTTATCAGAAAGCCATATTGCAATGTTTGTTGCCACGCCAATATCAAGGCTGGTCACAGTGCTGGCGGCAAAATTCGCCAATTCGTAAAGGATTTCATCGCGAGCATGTTCATTGCTTTGCGGCTGCCCAATGCATTCATTCAGATCGGCTTCCAGCCTGTCATCATTCGCGCGGCTGTTGGCGTCCTGCGGCTGGTGCAGGCGGTAGGCGATGATGTCGTTACGCATCCCTTCGCGTAACCAGTGACGGTCCGTTGCCCCATATCCACCCGCCACCAGCGCTGGTGTACCGTATTTATCGGGGTATGCTGTACTGTCACGATAGCGAACATCAACCAGCGTTCCACGCTCCACCGGGCATTCACCACCAGCCCAATCAATCCAGCCGTCAGTTGTTGCGGTATCAGCCAGCGCGGCTTCGTACTGGTCGCGGGTGATGATGGCGGTGGCGTAATCTGATGCCAGGCATGGCGCGTTTTTTGCCGTAATGCAGTAATCCATCCAGGAGTCTAAACTACGCCATGTTCCATATTGATTAAGTTCTAAACCATCTGCTGAATTGTAGGTGTTGATAGCTGCGTCTGAATCCTGCGTAATTGCATGGCAACAGTCCGGCCAGCCACCGAGTTTCGGCAGTTCTTCAACCAGGATCGCAAGTAAAGATTTTGATGTGTTCATGTGGGCATTACCTCGTTAGTAATCCGGGCAGTCATTCCGCCCGGTTCGTAGGTAATGATATTGCGTGATTCAGAATTATGCAACAACAATGTTTGTTGTTACTCTGTGATTACATGGCCAGGCCCGTCATCGTCCGGGTTCCAACTGGATGATGTTGAACGTTTGTGCTCGACAACTTCCACGTTTGGTTCTTCTTCGCTGTTCGGTTTGGTGGCTTCCACGTCACAGGCATAACCGGTGTTCGGGTCCAGCCGGTGATCTGCGCGGGTAATCAACCATTCACCGTCAATGCCCTCGCGGAACCCAACCAGCACCAGTTTGCATTCTGCGGCAATGGACGGGTCACCAGGCAGGGAAACGGCAACCGTCACCTGGTTGCGGCTGCGCCTGGCCAGTTCGGCTTTGGCTGCATCCAGCGCCTGTTCCTTCGTCGGGTATGCCTTTCCAATGCGTTTGACGGGTTCGCCTTCACCCACTTTGACTTCAAACCGGCTGCCCTTCTTCGTTAACTGGTACTGCGCCACCACCGTGCCTGCGTTCTCGCGTTTCTGGCTGGTCAGCCGGTACGCGGTGCAATCTGCTGCCAGCAGCGTGATGGTTGGCAGTTCTTCACCGCTGGCCGTCTTGCCTTCACCGCGTTTCGTGACCGTGATTTTGCCGCCTGACGGCTTCACCACGGCGTCATATTTTTTGGCAATGCGTAACATCAGGTTCAGGTCGGATTCGTCGGCCTGGTCGATGTGCGGCAGCGCTATGCCTTCGATGCTTTTCGATATGGCATATTCCATGCTGTGTTCATCAGCGATGCGCTTAATCATGTCGCCAAACTTCGTGCCTGCCGTCCAGCTTCGTGACTTCTGCGTTTGCAGATCCTTTTTGCCACCCTTCGATTGGTCATAAACCGCAGCGCGTGCGCGGATGTTCATCTGGCCTGGCCAGCCTGACAATTCCACTTCATCAACAACAAACAGGCCCATGCGTTGCGTGATTATGTCATAGCCCAGGAACAGTTCCAGTTCCGCGCCGGTTTCAGGCATCTGGATTGGGTTGAACGGTTCATCATCCGCCAGGGCAATATCCAGCGTGTCAGATTCGTAGCCAACGCCGTCCGTCAGGTTCAGCGTCAGCAGGCGTTCGTTAATCTTCGCGGTTATGTCCGTGCCGTTCGCTGTGACGCGAAACGTTGGCGTCACGCGCGTTCCGGTCAGCGCCATTGAAATATCAGTCATAACTTAATCCCACAGTTTAATCCCCTGCTGCGTGGCTGGCGTGCTGATTTCTGGCAGGGTTATGACCATGCCAGCCGGTAAAAGTGGGCCGATGTCTGCCAGCCCTTTATTGGCATCCACCAGCGCTTCAACGGTGCCGGGGTCCTGGTTGCCGTAATACTTCCAGGCGATGTAATCGGCGGTGTCACCGTCGCTGGTCACGTAGGTCTGTGCGGCCATTAGTCGAACCTCGCCAGTGATAAGGTGAATTCCTGTTTCCGTGGCGCACCGAACGCGGCAAACAATGATTGTTTTTCGTCAATGCTTTCGATCACCCAACGGCCCCACAACTTGCCCAGGCCATCCACCAGCAACAGTGGTTGACCGCGCGCGGCGATGCGGCGCATGGCTTCAACCTGCTGGAACCCACCACGGTATTCAGGATAAATGACGCCCGGTAGCTGGATGGTTTCGTCACCCACGCCAACGAACTGGCGTGAAGGACGCTGGCCAAACCGGTGCTGCGATGGCCACTTGTATTCGTTTTTGCGGATTAGCTCCTGGTAAACCGCCGTCATGATGCTGAACTGAAAACTGCCCAACTGCATCATGATGTTCATCTGCCCGATAGGGATCATGAAACTCATGGTGTCACTACTCCGTCAGTCATCATGCTGCGCTGGCGAACACCGCGCTGCCGTTCATGTTCGGCGGCAATGCGTTTGGCCAGGTCGGCGTTGCTCTCGCCAGGACGCTGCACAATCTGGTAAGTGTTCTGGCTGTTGTCCTGGTAGGTTCCACCAGAACGGTTGGCCATCTGTGGTGCTGCCGGTGGCGTCATGCCTGGTGCAGCGGCAGCCGGTTTGCCGGTGTTGTCATCAGTGCCAAACGGGTTGCTGAAAAAGTCTTTCGTACTCTGCCAGGCACCGCCAACGCCGTCAGAAACGGATGATTTGAAGTCTGTCCACTTCTGCTTAATGCCGTTTATCATGCCCATGATTTTTCCAATGGACTCGTCAAAAATCCGGGTGATGTCCTCCCACAGCCCCTTAAACCACGCTTTCAGCGGTTCCCAATTCTTATAAATCAGGTACGCGGCACCAGCTATGGTGGTCACTGCCAGGCCAATAGGGTTCAGCAGCAGCATACGGCCAGCCCACAGGATGCCACGGCCCAGGAACAGGAACGCACGGCCCAACAGGGTAGGGCCAGCGGCTGCCGTTGTGGTGGTGGTGCCAACCAGCGCGGCACCGGCTGCGGTGCGGTAGAACAGGCCAACGATGTTCAGCATTCCACCGCGCAGGTACGTGAACGCGAACCCAAGCGCGAACGTCGCAACCTTCATGGCCACCAGTGCGCCAACGGTCGCAATCACGGCTTTCGTCACGGTCGGGTATTTCTGCGCCAGTTCGGTCACCTGGCCAACCCACGGCCCCACGGTCATCAGCAGGCTGTTGACGGCTGGCAGCAGCACGGAACCAATCGTGACGCCAAGGGCATTCACCTGGTTGCGGAAAATTATCAGGCTGTTGGCGGTTGTCGCCGCGCGCGCCTGATATTCTTTTTCCATCGAACCCGCGTATTTGGTTTGGTCGCCAACCAGTTTCAGGTTTTCTTGCAACTGGTCCAGGTTCGTCAGCAGCGGCGCGATTGAACCAACCACCTCTTTGCCGAACAGTTGCGTTAATGCTGCGGCCTGCGCGTGCTTCGGCAGTTTTGCAATCTTCGTCAGGATGACGCGGATCGTTTCGTCAGCGTTCAACTGCATGGATTTGGCAACCTGGCTGGATGTGTAGCCAAGCTGTTTAAACACTGCCACCTGTGCTTTTGTGGCGGCCTTACCGGCTGACAGGTTCAGCAACAGGTTCTTGATACCGGTCGCGGCAATCTCGTTGCCAATACCCATGCCGCGCAGTGTCGCGCCCATAGCTGCAATCGAACCTGACGCAGCGCCAGCCACTTCACCAAGCGGCCCGATGCGCTGCACGATCTCCATAATGTCTTTGGCTGATGCGGCAGTGTTGTTGCCCAGGTAGTTGATTTTGTCAGCCAGCGCGTTGACTTGCGGCTGCGTCATGCGGAACGCGGCGCGCATTTCGGCCATTGCCTGCCCTGCCTCGTCTGCCGTGATATCGAACGCCACACCCATTTTGATGGCGGATTCAGCAAACGCGGTCAGTTCTTTGGTGGCAATGCCTGACTGACCACCAGCGGCAACGATCTTGCCAATGTCGTTGGCGGTCATCGGCAACCGGCGTGACATATCAAGAATGGTTTGGCCCATCTTTTGCAGGCCATCAGGTTCAGGGAAGTCCACCACCTTGCGGATGTCGGCCATTGTGGATTCAAAATCCATCGCGGCTTTGACCGGCGCAACCACAGTGGCACCCAGGGCCACCGTTTCAAGAATGCCCGATTTGTAAGCGTCACGCTTCGCCATGTTGCGATCACGCGCAGCCTCAACGCGGTTCAGGCGTTCTTGCGCCGTGCGCAGTTTGTCGATGGCTGCTGTGTTTGCGGCGTACTTCGCGCGCATAGAATCAACGTTTTTGCCCTGGCGGCCAAACGTCTGGATTGAGTTTGCAAGTAGTTTGTTCTGTTTTTCCAGGTTGGTAATGGTGCTGCCAACCTGTTGCAGTGACTTGTTGACGGTGCCGAAAGCGGATTTCAGGCTGCCAGATACGGCACCGCCAATGGTGATCGTTGCGTTTAACTGCTTATTGCTGGCCATTCTTCGGTAAGCCCTCTAACCAGAATATAAACCGGCTTACCCTCAGCCGTTGAATTTCTGACAATTGCCAGCCGGTGTGGCTGGCAAGAGCAAGAACGCCCGAACGGATGTACTCCGGGCTTAGATGGTAAAATTTACGAACGCTTCTTGCAGGCGCTTATAGTCGCGCAGGGCCATTTTGCGGATCTGGTCCGGGCTGACTTCACACAGGTTCGCAAACATCGCGATTTCGCGTGATGCGTCACTGCCAGCAGCGTCCACCGCAACTTCCTGGTCTGCCACGGTTGGTTCACGCATACGCAGAACAGTGACGTTTGCACCGTCCACGTTCAGTGGGCGCGCCAGGGTGATATCAATATGTCCGGTCTGTTCGTTCAGTTTCAGATAGTCCGGTAATTTCTTCGTAGTCATGATTTATCGCCTCAAATAATGATTGTTGAAAATGGCCAGCCAAATGACTGGCCTTAAAAAATTACATGCCCAGGGCAGAACGCATGGATTGCAGAACATCAACGCCGTTGATGACCTGAATCATGTTTTCCACGTCGATTTCGTGGATGGTGCTCTGGCCGTGTTGCATTTTGTAATAGACCAGCGACAGCGTGACTTTCAGGCGCGGCACTTCGCCTGCCTTGCTGGTCTGCGGGTCGATTTCGGTGATCTTCCCGCGCATGGTGTGAACAACCGGCGTCACGGTGCCGTCAAAGGATTCCAGCGCTTCTCGGGCAATGAACGGAATCTGGTTCCCTTCGGTAACGCCCCACAGCGCCAAAACGTCTTTGTCATAGGAAATAAGCTGGAAATCAGTCACCAGCTTTTCATGACCTGTTGTGATGTCAATCGGCGCGTTCATGCCACCGCCCCGGAATTCTTCCGTGGTCAGCGTCAGTTTCGGCGCGTTGAAATCTTCGATCTGGCCAGCGTAACCCCGGCCATCAACGAACAGGTTTAGGTTCTTGCGAACGTCGCGTGCGGCCATTATTCAAAAATCTCCTGAACGTAATCATTGACCAGGTGGCTGCGGAACGTGATGTGTTCTGCCGGGTACACTGGCGTGAAATCAAAATCAAAAAAGATTTTGCCCTGTGCGATCTGGTCCGGGGTGTTCAGGTCCGGGTCAGCCCAGCACGAACCACCGAGGATGGCACCAATACTGGTTAAGTATCGCAGATAATTGCTAACACCTTCAATAACGTCAGTGACGTAATTTTTGGTGATGCCACGGTCAACCGCCCACATGTGGTTACGCGCCAGGCTGTCATTGATGATGTCAGCGGTACGCACCACGCACAGGAATGCCCATTTCTGATCGCTTGAACAGGTGCGGTTACCCCACAGGCGGAAACCGTCCTGGCGAATAATCGTGGCCACTTCGTTTTCGTTCAGCAGGTTGGCACGGCTGGAAGCGTCACCCAGAACGAAATCAATCTGGCGCGCAGTTCCCTGGATGCCGTAGATTTCCTGGTTAGACGGTGACCACCAGAAACCAAGCTGGTTATCAATGCGGGCAATCAGACCAGCTACGCGCGCCGATACCGGGTCAACAACGGTGTTGCCGTCATCGTCCAGAACCAACACTGCCGGGTCAACAACAAACACGCGTTTGCTGCCGAAGTCGCCACGGTAGGCAATGGCTGCGTTGTCGGTGGTGTTTGGGCCATCGGCAATGATGACAGCGCGCAGGCGGTCAGCGATACCGAGCATTTCAGCCACCACGGCGTTTGCTGCGGTGCCAAATGATGCCGTTGCTGCTGCGCCAGTGCCGCCACCGCCAGTGAATGCCACGGTTGGTGCGCTGGTGTAGCCGGTGCCGTTGCTGTCGATCACCACGCTGGCCACCTTGCCTGCGTCAGCGCCGGTGCCAAGCACAGCGTGTGCCGTAGCGCCAGAACCACCGCCACCAGTAAGAGCAACAGTCGGCGCGGAAGTGTAGCCGCTGCCTGGTGTGGTCACGGTGATGGCCGTAACGCCGCCCTGCACGCGGTCACTGGTGAAACCAGGCACGCACAGGATGCGCGGCGCGTAGCCGGTGACGGATTCCGCAGCCAGCAGCGCTTGCACGCCTTCATACTGACCAGTTGAAGAATTCACGCCGCCAATGACGTTGGCCAGGGTTTCGGTTTCGGTGCTGCCTTCCTCGACGCGGATGACGATCACCACCGCGCCAATCTGGTCCAGGATGGCATCCAGTGCAGCGGGCAGGGTGCCGTTGCCTTCGCCGGTCATATCCAGTTTGGACGCCTCCAGGCGGCTGCCAGCGATAAGAGTTGGAACGTTCAGTGGGAACGCGGTTGCGTCAGCATCAGGCGCGGTTCCCACAATGCCGATGACGCTTGATTTTACTGTCTGAATTGGGCGCGAACCGGAATCAATATCCAGTACCTCGACGCCATGCAAAAATTGTTCTGCCATAATTCGTGGTTTCCTGATGTGTGCACACATAAAAAAAGGCAGTTTGATTGTGGCGCGTGGCGCTTGCTGCTTCTTCGTGCGGGGTGTCAGGACAAAAAAAAGCCCGCGATATGCGGGCAAAGGCGACAAAAAATTTATTATGCGTATTCCCAAATAATCACGATGCCTGGCGCGCCGTTCCCGCCTGTGATGCCTGACGGGTTAGACTGCAATGAACATGCACCTGAACCACCAGAGCCAGGGTTTGTGGCTGGTCGCCCTCCTGATGTTCCGCTGGCGTAGTAAGCGCCAGAACCGAAGTGCGAGGAACCACCGCTGCCACTTAATGGCGATGTGTTAACAAACGCGCACATGCCGTGGCCGCCCTGTTCGTTAATGATGTTCCCGCCTGTAGCTGTTCCGCCAGTGGCACCACCGATGGCCAACATTCCGTTTGTGGTGCTTACGCTGGTTCCGAGCGTACCGCCTGCACCACCTGCGCAGTTTATGAGCGCACCAAATGCTGACGTTCCACCGGTAGCGCCTGCACTGTTTGCAGCAACACCGCCGCCAGCGCCAACAGTAACACCAATATTGGAAAAGCCAGAAGTCAGATAACTTGCCGCGTAACCGCCACCAGCACCACCAGAACCACCAGCCGCAAACGATCCTGAACCTGTGGTGCCTGTTCCGCCACCACCGCCACCACCTCCCTGAACCTCTACCAGAACAGCTTTGGTTCCCGGCGTCGGCGTGTAAGTTGAAACGCCTGGCGTTGAAAATACCCGAACACCGATCAGGCGGCCTTTGGCTGCTTCGCCGGTTACCATTTGTTTGGTGTCAGGATGATTGACCGGTGAAACTGTAGCCGTGACAATATTTGTTGTCGGGTCGGCCTTTAACGCTCTGATCAAATCTAAAACACGGCTCATACATTGCTTGCCTCATTCGTTGCGCCAATCAGCGCGGCCACGTCAGGGTTTGCGTTCAGGAATTCACGCAGTTTATCAACCGGGCTTTCCGGTTGATTGTCATTCGCCGGTGCTACGGTGATCAGCTCCCACTTTGCACCATTCCAACGCGGCCACTGGCCACCGGTGAATTCAGGCGGTGCCACTTCAACACACCGCGCAGGAATGAGGAACACGCCAGGTTCCAGCGGTGATTCATCGGCATCAGTCTGACCGGTATACATGCCAGCCAGGTCATATTGATAAACGGCTTTTGTGCTCATGTTTCCGCCTTAGAATTTAATGCAAGCCAACAGGGCAACGTTTCGCGGCCTGGTTTCCGTGGCGGTGTTCGCCACACGTGATGCGTCAAAATTCACAGTGCAGGCGCTGCCTGGTCCAGTAGACACGTTATCAGCAGGGCCAATGGTTGTTAGTGTGAAAGCACCTGATGCGGATTTATTCGCGTTGAAACGGGCATCAACAACCTTGCCTGTGATATTTTGCAGCGCGTGAGATTGCGCAGAACCAAGCGCGCGGCCTGAGTCAACGCCTCTGCCGTCATCCAGGTAGCGAACAAATTCACCGCGTAGATCTGGCAGGTTAAAAGTGGTAAGCCCATCCCCTGCTCCAAACGTGGTGCCGATCGCTGCGAACAGGTCAGCGTAAGCGGTTCGGCTGACTGCCGCACCATTAGCTTTCATCCATCCTGTTGGCGCTGAACTTCTGGCAAAACTAGCCACCAGGCCAGCAGGTGCCATCTGTCGCGTTTCCGATTTGCTAAAAACATCAAGATTTGTGCGTGAAGTTGATTTATCTGCTACGTCTGACAGGTTTTTGCTGCGTTCCAGCGGTGCCGGTGCGCTTCCTGCTGGTTCGTTATTCACTGCCTGCAAAATAGAACCATCAGGATAAGATTTCCCAAGTGTGAATTTCTCCGGGTCGGTCGCATCAGGCTGCCACTCATCAACGCCAGAACCTTGCGGCAATCTGATGCCTTCGATATATACAGCCAATCCGCGCGTGATGGTTTCAGTTAGCATGACAACTGTCTGGCTTGCTGCCAGGGTTTGTTTTTCGGTTATGGTGTCAACCACAACGTTTGCCTGTGTTGGGTCAACCCAATGCACGTCACCATCAGTGTTTGATTGTTTGGCAAGAACCTGCCCGGTGGTTCCGCCTGGAATTATTGTTCCAGCCGTCACGTTGTTTGAAATCCATTGTTGCGTAACAACAACAACATTTGGATCAACCTGCAAAGTAATGGTGCTGGCGTTGCTCACCATGAAATCAAGTCGCACAACTGTGTCAGAGTAGGCACCTTCTGTATCAACAGGCTTGTAAGTGTCTGGAAGATTACCAACGGCGAACAGCGAACCATCGGCATCAAACACGCCAACTTCCCGCAACGTGAAACCGCCAGTGCTTGCTGGTATAACCAGTTCAGCAGTGAAGCGCAGCGGGTCATCCGCTGACTGATACACGCGATTGATGGTGGCTCTGAACTGCTCTCGCACAAGTGTTGTTTGTGAAGGGTTCGGCGTTACCGCGTTACCGTTTCCATCACCTACAGCCATATGAGTCAGATTGATAGGTACGCCTGTGGATTCTGCTCTCGCTAGCGATTGCAAACCGTAATTTGTATGTATCGTAATGAATGCCATTTTTCGCCTACGATTATCAATGATTTAAATAATACCCCGCCGTAGCGGGGTTCGACACTTACTGAATGGTGCTATAAGTAGCTGAGGATACTTGCCTGATATCAGCTGTTGAACCAGAACCTTTTCTGACTGGTGCGATATCAACATCCATTGCCGCTGGAAGAATTACCTGCGCTGAACCGCCAGCATATCCAAGATATGTCGCATTAGTGGTGGCATTTACTTTCAAGGATTGAATTAATAATTTACCTGCTCCGCAGATGAATGCCGCATAAGGCGCTTGAGTATAACCAGAAATATTATTCAGGTTAAGGTTAGCTTTTGCATGGTTACAGTTACTGATCAACGCAGGTGATTTAGCTCCATCAATACCCATGTCTACATCTATGTTTGATAGTGGATTTCTGAAAACAGCAACTGCCGTTTCTGTTGACGATGCACCAGCAACATTGTGCAGATTAAAAACCAAACGTAGTGGTCTACCATCACGGCCAGCAAAACCGGTGGTTCGGTCATCAATAAGACCATAGTTAACGTTCATGGCATTGCCCTGAATGAGTCCTGATGCGCCGCCACCAGCAGGGTTAAAATCAATAACCCTGTATGTTACTACGGCTGATGAAGATTCACCGTTACCTTTAACGTTTACATTTGTGATGCTAACTCTGTTGTCCGCAGTACCAAAGTAAATAGGAGTGGCCGGACATGCTTTACTTTCCAGGCCGGATAAAGCGATCAAATTAATACCTGTCTGGTCAATAAGGTCAGGCCAGGCCGGAATAAAATTACCACACGATATGTCTGCTACAGTATTTACAAATCCTTTTGCGTTATAGCCATTTGATACACAAGAACTAAACGCCACTCCGTGTACGCAATGTTCAGTAAGCAGGTTCCCATAAAAGTGATCAACAAGCGATTCGAACTGAATACCAACGCCACCACGTCGAACACCATCACCATCCAACTTCAAATATTTAAATCCTGCCGCCCATAGATTCAGGGTGTAAATACTGTCTGAACTAGAGAACAGAATACCTGCGCCTGTACGACCGAACCAGCGAGCATCACCAGTGGCGTTAAAATCGTAAAAGGTAACTTTGAAGTCCCTGAACATGTGCAATTCGCCGCTCATATCACTAAACTCCATAGCAGCGTTACTTTCATCTGCCGGGTTAGTTAGCACTATAACGGATAAACCCATTCCAGCACCCACAATACCACCGCCGTTCTTGTTATATCGGATGACTGATGGTGATGTTACTCGATACCAAAACTTAAGATTATTATCAATGCGGTATTTCCCGGCCGCCAGTAGAATATAAGAATGGTAAAATTCAGATTGATAGAAGCTTCCTGGTGTTAGTTCTACATTGAATTCACCACAAGTGGCGTGCCAGGCTTTATGGAATGCCGAAGAACAATCAATGGACGTTGCCAATTCAGCATAAGAACTGACCGTTCTTGCGCCAAACCATTCCGGGCGAACCGGCCCCATCGCAATCTTGACAGAAGGAACCTGTAGGTAATTGCTTACGAAATCATCGTTTGTATCAAAAACCTTGTATTCACCAGCTTGAATTTCAGCATTGAACCTAATAACAGCACCGTTTCTTGCCTTTAGAACAGCACCATTATGGATCTTTACCGGGGTGTTAAAGGTAATGCTGGTGCTAATCAGGTATGTGCCAGGGACAAATACCACGGGCTTTTTTGCCGCTGAAAGCGCCGTTATAGCAGCGATAATTCCTGGTGCGTCGTCGTTTACTCCATCACCGACAACACCAGCCATGTCAGTTACTGATATATGGTCAGAAACCCAATCATGTAGCTTCCTGGCTGAACTGTTAGAAATAGGTTGTTTCACGGTGATTAAGTTATCACCTAATGATGTCACCTCTGATAACAGATCACTTCTTAGGATGACTCCAGCTACACTAACCCACGCGCCAGAAGAAACGCCACCTGTGCTTCCAGGGGTCGAATTAGCCGGAACGGTTTTTGGCAGCGTTCCGCCCCAGGTATAGCATTGTCCGCCTTCCTGGTTCCATACAGCATCAATTGTTGTGGTGGCCGTAGCCCCTTCCTCAAAACTTCCTGACACAAGGCTTAAACCGGCGTCTGCCAGTGCTCTGCGCCATTGTTCGCGGGTGTTGGCGGTAATCGTTGCTGTCTGATCTTCAATGCTTTCCGCCGCATTTTCTGCACGGTCAGCAGCGCTATTTGCGTCAGTCAGTTGCTGTTGTACGTCCAAACATTGAAACGTTACTTTTACGCCAGTGGTGCTACCTAGCGAAACCTGCATATCATAGATGCCATCAGGTGCATAAAACTGGATTTTACCGTCAGCATCGGCGCTAAATGGGTTAGCCAGGTTTCCACCTGAAACATTTTTCAGACCTGTTGCCAGCGTGGTTGTGCCGGTCAGGTAAATGGACACTGTGGCTGACGGAATCAGGTTTCCTGTTCTGTCCTGTGCAAAGTATGTTTTTAGTTCCACTTAATCACCTATATATAAATATTGGATTGCGCCATAACATAGTCGTTCAATGCACCAACAAACCTGGTGTAATTCGTCAGACTAATTTCGTTCCCTGTGCCACAGATAATGCCAACTGTCGTTTTATCCTCTGACTTAACAATCAACTGAGTTTCATCCATGTGTGAACGCAGGTTCTTGTTGGTGTCGATGACCTGTAATATTTTCTGAAAGTCTGCCTGCGTTAGCGGGTATTGGTTTGCTGTAATGTAAACGTTAAACGTATACGGCGCGCCTTGCGGTGACTGCTGGAACCATTCCAGGATTTGAATCTGGTAGCCAAGCGCCGCAAGCTGGCGCGTAACTGCGCCAATGGTGCCTTTGATGCGCTGCGAATACACAGATTCCTTAATCACCCGGCGCTTTTGTTCGTCCGTCCAGTCGGTGTCCCAATCATCAACGCTGAATGCCCATGCCAGCCAAGGAAGGACGTTTGACGGGCAGGTGTCAGGGTTCCAGACTTCACGCACGATAACAGGAACGTCACTAATCCTGGCGGTTGTTTCCGCCAGTGCGCGTTCCTGGTCTGTGGCGTTATATGGCAGTAAGTCAGACATCAGTATCATCCGCCACGGTTACAGTGATCGCCGTGCAGTAACTGGCCTGGTCATCACCCAACACCAGTGATGCTGTTGGGCTGGTCAGGTTGACGTTCTGCACCCCAGGCTGATGCAACGCGTGATACAGGCCAGAAAGCGTGACATCGTAGCCAATGCGGCGCTGTGCCTCTGCGAACGCCGTAACGGCATCAATGGCAGATTGAAGCACCACTGTGGCATCAGGGCCAGGGAACAGCGTCAGTTCAGCCGTGATTGTGTAATTCACAATGTTTGCTGACAGCACTGTGACTTCATCGGTCATCGGCCTGATGGTTTCGCCGTTGAGGGTGTTGGTCACGGCAGTAATCGTTCCAGCCGGTGCGGTTCCGTCGCCGGTACGTGACAGCACGTAAACGGTGACTTTGCCTGGTTCCGGGCTGATGGCCTGAATGTCTTTCACGTCAGCATCAGCGCCTAAGCCGTGGAACACGTAGCTACCTTCTGAACCTGCTGTGGTGTAGCCTTCCGGTGATAACTGGATGCGTGCGCGGAAATCTTCGTCTGATTCCATGAAGGCAGGCGTTGGCGGCACGGTGGTGTCATCAGCAGGCGTAATGACCTGACGCTGTACGCCCACGTTAGCGCCAAGCTGGTCCAGGTCTGCGCCAGTAGCGTAAGCCAGCATGACGGCTTTTGCAGCCTCGTTGACGCGCTGACGCATCAGCAATTCACGATAAGCGCAAACCTCAAGGATTTTATAAGCCGGGTCGGACTCCACCAGCGCGGTGAATGTTGGGTCACGCTCCTGTAAATCAGCAATCATTGCTGACAGGATCGTTTCAAAACCCAGCGGTTCAACAACGTTGGGCGCTGGCAGTTGGGATAAATCAACAACGGTGAATGCACCGGCCATTATGTCACCACTATTCCATCAATCGTTACCTGTTGGCCATCAGGCAGATATTCGCCTGTAACCTCCAATTCCACGCGCCCTGGTGCGGCTGATACGGCAACAACCTGCTGAACGCTGAAACGCGGTTCCCAGGTGGCCAGTGCTTCGGCTGTGGCCGCGTACAGGTCAATCAGCGTGGCCCGGTTCATTGGTGCGTCAATCAGGCGGGGCAGGCGGCTGCCATAGTCGCGCCGCATCACACGCGAACCAATCGGCGTGGTCAGAATGTCTTTTATTGATTGCTGCAAATGGGCCAGCCCATCCAGCGGTTTTCCGGTGGTCGCGTCTGTTCCGTTCATATGCTCGATGATGCCCGCACGACAGGTTTTCTATCTTCGTGCGGGGTGTCAGATTAAACCGGTGCGCCGGTGTTCCCGCCGCCTGTTTGAACGCCGCTATGCGAATGGTCAGAACCAATATTCTTGCCGTTGTGTGTCAGGGATGGTCCTTCTATTGACACGGCACCTTTCATGGTCGCTGTTCCGCCCTCCTGGCCCATAGTCAGACTTTTGGCCACGGTCAGGTTGCCGGTGCAAATCGTGTCAGGCGTGTCCAGCGTCACGCTGGTTTCCGCCGTCACGGTGGCCGTTTCCGTGTTGATCTGCGCGTTTTTCAGGTTGAACACCCAATTGCCAGAACCGGCAATGGTCTGCGTATACGTGTTCGATGCGCTGTCATATTCAAACGTTGTGCCGTCAGGGAACACGGTCACATCTTTATCCGGGCTGGTAGCTGGCGCGCTGAAATCATCCTGGAAGATAGACGGCCCAACAACGGCCTGTGTTGGGTCACCGAAAGGCGCGAACACCATGACCTGTTCACCAACGTTGGGCATGGTCCAATCACGCCGGTTGCCAGCGCGTGACGTTCCCCAGGGAATCCAACCACTGACGCAACCGCCGAACGCTACACGCACGCGGGCATTGGCTGCATCAACCGCCCGGATGTTTCCCACGCGTATCAGGTTTGACAGCGCGCGGTTCATTTCGGTCATGTCGTAATTGTTCATACGGCATCCTGGTATTTATCTTCGTTGCCGTTCCCGATGTCAGGTGCCCAGCTATAAACCGGGTTCTGTGGTGTGGTGCCTTCATCGGTCCAAATCGTTTCGCCCAGGTGGATGACCTGCTGCCACTCGACGCGCCACACTTCGTATTTATCAATTTCGGGCTGGAAGTCGTCAGGGTAACCGCCCATCACGTAAGCGGGTCCGGTCGGCAGTTTCTTGCTGGTGTCAGCCGGGTTGGTCCACCTGCGCAGGCGCAGCCAGGCCATGAAAGCGGCAATGTTCTTGCGAATGGCCAGTTTTGCACGCGGGGTGCGCAGGCTGTTGATGATGAAATAAGCCTCAAACGTTGCGTTCACCGCCAGTTGTTCTGTGCCGGGGTCAATTTCCGGGTCCACTTCCATTTCCGAAAGCGTCAGCAGGCAGGCAGGAATTGGCAGGTTTTTGCGCATTTCCGGTTCATCCTGGTAAAACTCAACGGTCACCAGGGAAGGGAACGCCGCTTTGATGTCGGCAACAATGGCGTCATGTAAAATTTCAAGGTCAATATTCGTGTTCGCGTTCATTTCTTGCCACCAAGATTGTATTTGACGCGCGCGGCCAGATCGCGGCGGAAGTTGTTCCAGAAAATTTCCTCAACCTGCGTGAAAATTTCATCCTCAATGAAAATGTCAGCCTGGTCTTTGATAGGCATAAGCTGTTCAGCAATCGGCAGGCGGCCACTGCCACTGCGTTTAAACACCGTGCGTTTCCCCTTAACGCCGCTTTTGGCCACAAACGCGCCTTTGAACTGGTGGCCACGGAAACTGGCACCCTCTTTGGATTTGCTTACGCGCCCTTTGAAACTGCTGACCGGCAGATCATTAAGCCCGTACCACAGCACCAGCCCTTCCTTTCCTTTGGATTTCAGTTTGATGGATTTCAGGCGCTTGCGAAGCACTGCCAGGGTGCGCAGTTGCAGTTCGTCTTTCAGCCCCCTGGCTGACATTTTGCGAAGGGTTGCAGCCGTGCGGTTTGCAGCACGGCTTAAGGCGGCCCGGAATTGCTTTTCGCTGGCCTGTAGTTCTTTGGCTACGTCCTGTAGCTGGTCCCAATCAATATCAAAGTTTAGCATCCTGACGCGCCAGCCTTATCACTGCGGTTCCGGTGCCATCCTGTTCAGGTGAATCCAGTACGTCAAAGGTTTCGCCAGCCACAATAATTGTGTCACCTCGCAACAGGCCAGCCAGGTCAGATTCTTTGGCTGTCAAACGCGGGCTGCTGGTGTCTGCTTCATACTCGCCAAGTTGCGCGTTAAAGTACGGATCATCAAAGATGGCGTTGATTGTTCTGGTCCAGCCTTTTTGAGATTGCAAAACGGCGGGGAATGCAAACCCGCCGTCTGTGTCAAGGTCAAAAAAGTCGTCCAGGTTTTCCCAGGACGGCGCTGGCATTACTGTGACTCTTTAGTTACGCCAACCAGGACCACGGAACGCACGCCTGACGGGGTTGTGCCGCTAACCGTATCAACCACACGCACAAACTTTTTGAAGCGATCAGAGTTGAACAGCAGGCTTGCTTCTTTGGTGGTCGCGTCCAGTTTCGGGAACGCAGCATTTGCAACGTCAGTCCAACCGGTTGAACCATCATCGCTGTGTTGCAGTTTGATGGTGTTGTCACCTGCGGTGATAGCGCCAACAGCGTGCAGTAATACCAGGCTTTCATATTTGCTGACATCAACCGCAGCGCCGTTGCCGTTAGCGGTTACGGTGGCCGGTGCTGCCAGCACCTTCACAGAAGTACCATGACGGATCATTATTCGGTTTCCTCTTCCTGGCCGTTGTCAGCGGCTTCGATAGCTTCAATCAACTGCGCTTTGTTCATCTTCGCCGCGCCTTCGATTTCCAGATTGTCTGCGATTTCCAGCAACTGATCTTTGGTCTTTTTGGACAGGTCCAAATCAACTTCATCAGCAGGCTGTTCATCATTCAACACGCCTTTGCCGCGTGCCAGCAGGTTCTTTGCTTCCAGTTCGGTGACTTCAACAACCTCGCCAGCTTTGGCAATGGAACCAGCAATGACAATGGCGGAAGTCAGTTTAAGCAGTACGGATTTCATCAGCTTACCTCTAAGCAAAAATGGCCGCCGAAGCGGCCACTATTTCAGGTTAGGAGTTGCGGCCCAGGGCGAAGGACTCAACACGGCGCACCGCAAAGTCAACGTCCTGGAATACAACGATACGCAGGCCACCGGATTTGCTCAGGCTGTACGGGTCAACAGTCATATCCAGACCGCCCCACATACCAACCACCAGGTCAGCGAAGTTGCCAAAGAACACGTCACCATCCTGCACCTGGTTGGTAACTTCGGCGCGGTAACCGTTAATGGTGTTGCCCGGCTCCCAAATCACGCCAGCATCGGAAACGGAAGCACCGCTGGCAAACTTCGGCGTGGTTTTCGCTGCACCACGGCCACGCGCGTTCAGCACATATGCCATGCTGTTCACGTCAGCGTTGTCGGCTGCAATTTCGGTTTCCATCTGCACCAGTTCCGCATAAGTCGGGTTGGCACCTGCGAAATCGACCGCGTTAATGCCGGTGTAGTTCGCCAGGCCCAACGGCTGATTGCTGGTGCCGGTGCCGTAGTAACCAGCGTAGTCAATCGCCTGCGCGATAGCTGCCACCAGGTCACCACGCACGATGGCTTCCGCATCCGGTGTGGATTGCATCAGCAGACGGCGGGTAATGTCGGTGTAAGCCGCCACGGTTTTTGGTGACAAACCAAGCTGGCCGATGGTCGGCGTGGTTTCGTTGGCGTCATCGCCTTCACCAATCCAGTAGGCAGTTGCGCCACCGGTCTGTTTCGGAATCTCGACGTTGCCAACCAGACCGCCCATAGTACGCGCCAGGCGCATAATGGTGGTACGTGGGCGCAGCAGGTCGATGAACGAACCGGCCATAAAGTCAGTGCCAACCATGTTGGAACCGGTTTGCGCGCCTGCCGGGGTATTTGGTGCACCACCGGCGTTGAACGCACGCAGAACGTCATCCGGGATCAGAATGCCTTTGGCGTTACGGCCATATTGCTTCTGCGCCATGTTGCTGCACTCGATCTCAAACGCTGCGGCACGCTGTGCGGCTGCGTCGTTCGGGTTTGCCAGTGCGCGAACCACGTTGAAAATTGAGTAGCGGCGGATGTCTTTTTCATCCATGCCGATCACGCTGGATGGCATTTCAGACAGTGGACGGCTGCCAGAACGTTCAGCAGGCTGCGCCGGGTCTTTCGGCTTGTTCAGGTGGTCCAGCAAGGAACGCTGAAACTCTTCTGCGCTGGTGTTGTCGCCAATGGCTTTCAGTGCCAGGTCACGCGCGTTGTACTTCTCGCCCATTTCGGTAATGGAACGAACGCGCGCCTGTTCGGCTTCACGGCCACGCTTTTCAGCATTACGGGCATCATCGCCAGCACGTTCCAGCACTTCCAGAACCTGCGTGATGTTGCCTTTTTCGTCTACCAGTGCGCGCACCAGGTTGCCTGACGCATCGCGTAAAATCTTTTCCATTCGTGAATCCTCAGAAACGGGTTTTGTACTTTGCGAAGTATTGGGCTTCTCCGCCCGCTGTTCTTCGTGCGGGGTGTCAAGAGCACGGCCAATGCCAACGCTGTTGTCAGCGGGAACACTCACAATAGAAATTTCGTAAGGTTCCCAATCAGTGATCCGGTAAACGTCCTGCCATTCGTCGCGCGTCTCTGTCAGCTTCGCCGCTAACACGCGGTAGCCAACGGAAACGTGTTTACGAATGCCGTCAACGATGTCGTTGAAAATCTCATCGGCTCGCGCGCTTCGACCAAAACGCACAACAGCCCGCCCCCGGCGGTCTGCGTCGATGGTGACGGATTCAATGACGCCTACTTGATCGGTCCAGTCATGGTCCACCAGCAACGCCCCGCCGTCACGCAGACGGTCAAGGCGAACGCTGGCCGGGTCATGGTCCAGAATTTCAATGCCGTACCAGCGTTCAACCTCGATTTCGGATGAAAACGCCAGTTCTACGGTGCGCGCTGCGGTGTCGATGCTGCGCACTTCCATAGTACGAACTAGCCCGCCTTTGTTGAAGTCAGGCAGCGGTTTGCTGCCAGCTTCGCGGGTGTAATACGTGCCGATAATGCTACTCAGCCGGTTTTTGTTCATCGGTTTGCCCATGCAACAATTGTTTATCCTGGCCCATGCTGTGCAACACGTAGTTGTCAGCGGCTTTCTTCTCGAACCCCTGCGCCACCAGTTCATCAGACATTCGGCGCATATCGCTGGCGGCTTCCTTCCAGACAGCATCAGGATCGTTGCCCATTTCCCTGATGATGCGGCCAGGTGCCTGCAATAAGTTGTTTTTCATCGTTTCGGCGGCTTTGACATCTGCCTGCGGGTCAACCCATGACCAGCGGCGCGGCTGCCATTCAATCAGGCTGTAACGGTCAATTCGTTCCGGCTTCAGGCTGCGGCCCTTAACGGTGATGCGGCCAGCCAGCAGCGCACGCGGCAGCCAGGCGTCAAATACAGTCTGGTGCAGCGTTTCAATCAACCATTCCTGTAGCTCTTTCCAGTTCTCGCGCTCGTTTAGCGTTCCCTGGCGAATGCTGGAATAGTTCACGCCTTCCAGGTCGTTGGCCAGGTTGTTGTAAGCCACACCGAACCCGGCAGAAATGCCGCGCAGCATCTGTTTGGTGAAACTGGCGAATTCACCGCTAGGGTATTGCGGGTTCCACTCTTTCAGGCGCGCGCCGTCAGGCAGGATTTCGAATTCACCCGGTTCGCTTTCAACGTAGTATTCTTCCGGGTCATCGAATTGTGGCCCCTTGCCATCATCCCATTCGATGAACCCCATTTTGTTGGCACCAACGCGGGCATTCACCAGCGCGGCATCTTCCATGCCGTTCAGGTGGCGCATACGGAACAGCCCGGTTGCCATCCACGGCAGCCCACGGCGCTGGCCAACGATGTCTTTTACGAAACCGTGAATGATTTCATCAGCAGGAACGCGCACGTAATCACGGCCCGCAAAATTGTAATATTCATCGGAATCATCCAGGGTGCGGAAGTAATACGCCAGCGGCCTGCCGTAGCGGTTAAATTCGATGCCCTGGCGGATGAACGCGCCGTTTGGTAAGCGGTCCTCTACCAGATCAACAGGGCATCGCTGCGGGTCAATCATTTGCAGGGAAAAACCCCACGGCCCTGCGTCAGAGCCCCAGATCATGCGGATGAAAAATTCACCGTCTTTGGCAGCCGTGTTGATGCACGCAGACTGAATGCCACGCCATGACAGTTCGCCGGTAACGTCGCAGTTCTGTTTCTTGCCCCAACTGGCAAACGCCAGTTCAATGGCTGCGTTCGCTTGCGTGTCCAGCTTGCCAGCGCTGTCAATACTTTTGGCCTGCAACAAGATGCCTTTCTGGCCAACAATATTTGTTCTGCAAAGGCGTAAAAATTCGCGCGCATAGTCGTTATTGGCTGCCTGTTCGCGGGAACGCGCCACTAAAACACGCTGGTTCTTGCTGATAATGTCATCAGCAGACAGCGGCTGCGTACCCCAACCAGCTCCTAAACGGTCAACTTTCGCGCCGTCAAACATGCGTTTTGCCGCCTTTGACGGCACAAAACCGCGCTTTCTCTGTGGTAAATCCTGCGATGGCGCAGGCTTATTGCGTGTTAAAAAGTCAAATATTCCCATTATCTAAGCACCACGCGCACTTTGCGCCCAAATGGATTTTTGCCGCACTTCGCTGCGCGTTCGCGGTTGACTTCGGCGCGGTACATGTCACGCAGCTTAATCAGATCGGCAATCGGTGTGTGGTACAGTTCGCGGTTGTTGATGCGATAGCGTTCCTGGTCCATCGTCGCGCGCTTTGCCAGCACAGCGTCAATGGCTGCCAGCGCGATTTCAGCAGGTGTTCTTCCGTCATAGCCTTCTGGCGCATTGGCCATGTCGGGCAATACGGTTGTCTGGCTGCTTTCCAGTTCTTGCTCGTCAGCGCCGCTGGTGGCGCGCACGGCGTACCAGTAATCGCCTGGTGTCCAGTTGGCTGTTTCGGTAGCTGGTACGGTGAACACGAAATAGTCACCGTCAGCAGTGCCGGTGATATTAACGTTGGATGGCCCGCGCAGCATCAGCGTGGCTGACCATTGCGCAGGCGGGAACCCTGATTTTTTTAGCCGGGCTTCAAACGTCAGACCGGCTGTGATTTGTTTCGGGATTGAGCAGCATTTCACTGTTAGTTACCTAATACCGGTTAATCCATCCGCCGCGCCGCTGCTTTCCAAGCCTGGCGGAACGTTTGATTTTGTCCGGTTTAGTCTCCGTTACCGGTGCCTTTTCTTCTTCGTGCGGGGTGTCAACGGCCCTTTTCGCTGGCTTTTCCTGCGGTTTCATCACCGGTTTGACCGATGGCAGGCGTGCGCGTTTCTCTGGTGGTGCGTTGTCGTTGGCCACGCCAAGTTTTGCGGCAAGGCGTTTAAACGATGGCTGCATGATTTTTAGCGCCGCCAGGGCATAGTTTCGGCAGTCGGTTGCCTCGTTTCGTGCGCGGTCTGGTTTCTTCCATTCGCGGATTGGCTGCCCCTTCACGTAACGCACAGTGAGTTTTTCAGCCGTAACCTGTTTAAACCATTCCTCGTCACGGTCAGCCGGGAAGTGGCAGAACCCAGGGCCAGCCGTAGTCTTGCCCAACCGGCGCGCGTTGATCAGTTTGGCTTCGTCAGTGCCAACCAGGAACAAATCAACCTTACGGGCATCCTTACCGGATTGTTTGCGCTGCGGCTTCTCAACGATTGGACGGCCCCAACCGCCAACACCTTTGATAGCGAACAGACGGCGGCCAGTGCGCCCGCGTGCGTAGTCATATGCGGCCTGCGTGTAACCGCTGGTGCCACCGGTATCTAAACAGGCGGCACTAATCGGCAGCACAGCGCCGGTTTCGTGCAGGTAGGTTTCCGCCAGCAGGTCATCCAGGGCATCCCAAGGATCTGGCGTAAGCGGGTCACCCCACAGAACGTGGTAACCCAATGACCAGGATTCTTCCCCAACGCCCCAACCAACCACCTCACATTCCAGGCGGTCAATCTGCATGTCCACGCCTGCGGTGATGTACAGGACGCCAGCCGGTGCCGGTGCCGCGTATTCCTCGCGTCTGGCCATCAGGCTATCCGGGTCAACCTTGTCGCCTTCCTCTTCCCAGGTGCGCGCCAGGCTAACGTTGGTGAACGTCTGCAAATCGTCCGTTTTCAGCTTGTCCAGGTAGTCACGCACGATGGCCGGCACCTTACGGAACGTGCTGTACAGTTCGTTCAGGTGGTAGCTGGCGTGACCGTCAAACGGCCTGGTGGCTTTCCAGCCAGCGCCTTTGCTTTCGGCCTGGCGGATAGCCGCTATCCTCTCACCGTCATTCCACTGCGAACCGCAGGACGGGCAATACAGGTGCGCGGTTTCCGGCTTCTGTTCTTCGATGGTCGCCAGGTTTTCATCATCCGTTTCGCGCTGGCCATCCCATTTAACGTTTTCCCATTCCAGCGTAACTTGATCGTCACAGTGCGGGCAGCAGACGAAATAATGCCGCTGGTCGCCCATGTCGTAGGCTTTTTCAATGTAGGATTCACCCTTGATGGTAGGGGTGCTGATTTCCAGTAGGAAACGCTGGTCACCGAACGTGGCAGAACGCTGCCACAGAAGGCCAACCGGGTGCCCCTCGCTAGTCAGTTCATATCCGTCTACCTCGTCGCAAACGATAAGCGGCGCGGAACGCCCGCGCATGGTCTTTGGTGATCCTGACCAGGCGAACATCATGAACCCGCCAGGGTAGGATTTCATTTTCTGGTTGTTCACGCCGTCACGGCCACGCGGTTTGGCAATAGCCGTGTTCACCGGCGCGCATTCTTCCGCCAGCGGGTTGAATTTGGTTTCCAGCCAGGTGCGTAAGTCATCCTGTGACGGCTGCATCATCATCTGGCTGCGCGGCTCTGCGGCTACGCTGTACGCCTGCACGCACAGTGCCAGCATGGTTTTGCCAACCTGCGCGCCCCACATCAGGGTAACGCGGTAGCAATCCGGGTCAACCAGCATATCCATTGGTTCACGCTGGTAAGGCGCGTTATCCAGGCGCAACGGTCCTGGAACGGCGTTACCAGCAGGGATGCGGATATGGTTCTGCGCCCACTCTGATGGCTTCATGTCCGGTGGCGGCAACAAATGTTGTTGTGCCTTCCTGATGGCAGTGGCGATGCCGTCCAGGTTTGAAAACGGATTATTCTTCGCTGTCACCGTCGCTTTCCTCGTCATAGCCATCCAGCAGGGAAACAGCGGTCAGTGATTTCAGCACTTCGTCAATTTCGCCCATAAGCACGGTTTTGAACCGGCGTTCATCGGTTTCACCGATCAACATTGACACGGTGCGCTGTGGCAGGTTCCGCATTCCCGCGCGCACTTCGGCAAACGCTTTGGCAACTGCCCGTTCAACCTGGTCTAGTGGTGCCACTTCGCCTTTGGTTTTGGCCAGTTCCAGTTCTGCTTTTTCGGTTTCGGCTGCCAGCTTACGGCGTTTCAGTTCCGATTCATCAGCCTGCGTTTCGCCGGTGGCATCGGTCACCGCTTTGTCACGCAACCAGGTGGCCACGGCTGCGGTGTCAAACTCCCATTCTTTGCCGCGCCCTCCCAGGGTGACGAACGGGCAGCCGTTGCGCCGCCAGCCGTCAACCGTAGGCGGTGCAACGCCGAAAAACTCAGCCAAACCGGTGCGATTTACTACCTTTCCCTTAATCGTTTTTTCCAATTGGTGCCGCCTTATCTAATGCTAAAACCGATTTTAGTTATCCACGCAGAACGCGAATTATGCGGGACCAATGCCCCCGCA